ATTTTTTATATAGGTAAAAATCTGAAATATAAAAAGCATGAGAAAATCGCGTCCATTACGTACTTGCATTGATAATCAATGAGTTAAATGAGTACTAATTGCGTTCAAACCACGTACACCCTCCCCCTAAATCACGTACCCAAAATTCAGAAATCGACCACCTCATTTTTGCTCTCACCAAAACTGATGACTAATTTGTTCCCGAACTGCTTAGATCGCTTCCCTGAGTACTCGATTCCTAAAATGGTACACGATTCTTCAAGTGCCTTGGAGAAGCGTTTTACCGAGTAATCTTTCTTGTCAAAACCACTTTGAGTTAGGAAATCATTATATAGCTGTTCAAACTTAACTGGGTAGTTTTTGTGTTCTTCTGACGCTGCGAAGATGAAATCAAGGAACTCTTCACCATACTGAACCCTAATTTGCTTCCTGCCTAATTTGTCTGAAGTGGCGATTTCAAGCACCCCAAATTCCAAATAATTCTGTACACAGGTGAACATAAAATTGTAAAATCTGTTCCATTCATCCAAATCCCAATCGTCAAAAAACTTGTGTCCGAATTCGTCTTCTGGGGAATGCTTCGGTCCAAAATACGGACAAAATTCAAACACCTTCTGCCTCCGCTTTGCATGGTTGCCAGAATTTGGAATGGTGTAATTTGTCGTAAAAACCACCTTTGGAGAGTCCTTAAATGGGATAAAAAGCTCATCCTTATTCTTCTTCTCAACTGTGATTCCTTCAGTTATGATGCTGTAAAAACCCTCAAAATCAACATTTCGCCTTGTGTCCTCTATAGCGAGAATCTTAGTATCAAGATCAACCCTCTGAAACGCAAAATTCTTATCTACCTTAAAATTCTTACCATCCACCCTGACCAGGTTGTTCAAAAAACCCAATGCCTTTACAAATATTCCCTTCCCAGTACCTCCTCCAGAAGCCTCATTTTCCGTCTCTTCGGCTAAAATGACCGAAAATGGACGCCCAGGGTCTTTATACTTATGCAGCAGGTAACCAATTAAAGTAATACCATAGGTAGTACGCTCTAAGTTCCTGTCACTCACTAAGTTAACGAACCTATAGTACTCAATTTGCTCTGCTTCGAGCTTATCTTGGTCGATGTAAATGTGATGGTCAATAACCTGACTCCTCCAGACATACTTATTCAGCTCACCATAGGTCTTCAGTTCGATGCTACCCTTTTTCACCTCTACCACTCCGTTGATAAACGGGTAATATGCTAAATCCTGTGCATCTTGCAGGAAGTCAATATCTGCCCTGTCAAAAAACTCAAAAAACGCATCAGAAAACAGCACCGATGCCCCCTTGTAGATCAGCTCCAACAAATCCTGCGGTGTAACGCCTCCATCAAAAGAGTCAGGGAGCTTATCGACATACTCCTTAATAAAACGCTTGATCTGCTCTGTCGAACTCTCCTCAACAAACCCATCCTTTATCCGAACAAGCCTATAAATAGTCGAGTTTGGGTCATAAAAATACAGCCTAAACCCTCCAATCTGCGTCAGGAAGACCTGGAGCTTATATCTATTCACTACAGGCAGACCTTTCTTGTCAATATCCCAAAATGTACATATCTCCTTACCCCACCGCTGCTCAAGCTCTCCAACAACCTCTACGGCATCAGGTATGGTCTTCTTTTGAGTCTGGACGAGAAACTGCACAAGCTCATCCGCTGTAGCTCCATTCTGTTTCTTGCTGAATAGCTGACGTTCTAACTTGTCTCCGAAGGATGTTTTTTTTTCTCCGTACCCAAGGTCAAGGAGTGCCTTTGCAGCAGCTTTAAAGTCACCATTATGCTCTAAAATAGCATAGACGGCAGCAGGCTTATAACCTTTCTGAACGATAAATGGAGTGTTAACGCTAAACACGCTGAAAAGCCTCATGTCCTTATTAAATGACCCGGAGTGATCTGCCTTGCTACCTGGGCGAAGATAATACGTCCGTTCTGAGTTGTCCTTCACTATCGTCCAACCTTGCTTCAGCAAGATATCAGATATGTCACCACGCTTATTAAAATCATCAAATGGACTGACTCCATACTCCTTTGACGTTGGACGCTGAAATGCTTCTACTACCTGCTCCTCGACAATCTCATTAAAGGAACGCATAATCTCAAACAGCGTATCCCTCTCATTCGATGTTATAACATTGATTCCCTTCTGCACGATGCTATACCCTTCCGATGGAGGTGCTACCACATATCCTGCCTCACCCCTGGTCTCAATGATGCAGTAGGATTTTATGTGCGGGTTTGCAGCAGCCTCTTCTGCCGTTGGCGGACGCTGTGCTAACTTCTGGTTACCCTCAATTTCTTCACATTTGTAATAAAGATGCTTACCACCACTCTTTGTGGAAACAATGTGCAATCTGATGTATATGTCAGATGGAATCTTAGCCTTAATCTCCTTCCATAGGTCATAGGTCTCGTACTTGGTGTCGATGTCAATGACCTCTAATCCTCCGCTAATCGCTCCGCAGATCACCGCTACCCCTTTGGCTCTCGGGTCAGACATCTGCTCCTTCAGCTCAGCCTTGGTGATGGCTACGCTTTGATACTTCTTCCAAGGAAATATGGCTTGCTTCTTTTCGTTGACGGCAACTACGTTAACTCCGTAGTCTAAATATTTTAAATGCATAGTAAAATTTTAATAATTAATGCCCAAATCCAAATCGCAACCGCTGTAATGCACAGCCAGGTCAGTCTAAATTCCCATTTTTTCATCGCTCATAATTTACAGCGTAATTATTCTTAACCATCCACTCATTAAATGAGCCTTCGTTCTTGTCGAAATGCTCTATGATGACTATTGGCCTGCCGTACTTATCGAGTCCGGTGGAGTGAATGGTCAGGTCTTGCTTCTTGGGTGTGATCATGTCAAGCATCATCTTTGCCTGCTTGCCTGCGTCTGTGTTCATCTCAGGAGCGTTTATCCCTGCCATCCGGCAGTTAGCTGTCATGCTGAGCCTAAATCCAAGATCAATCGTCAGGTTAACGGTGTCCCCATCAACCACTCTGTTCAGTCGTGCTTTGTAAGTGTACATAATTTAATTTATTATTTCAAAAAGATATAAATCGTCAGTAAACTCCTGTGTTGATTTTGTAGAATAATTAAACACATTATAATAGTTTACCCTATGTTTTGATACATGATATGGTGCTTTTTTATGGTAGTTATGCCTAAAACCTACAACAACACCTACACATTTAGGGTCTTTGCAATCGATAGATAATTGGTTGTCTTTACTATATACATTAACTTTTTCACCAACTGATAATCTGTATGGGTTCTGCAAGTCATAAATCATACATTGCGCCCAGTAAAGTTCCTGAGACAATTCAGCAACCCTCGCTTTAAGTGATTTGATTCCAAACATTAATAATAATTTACAGGTAAATAAAACGATGCGTAGTCTATCTCTTTGCTGTTTTGCTTGCTAATCTTTGCCTGTGCTTGGCACTCTTTACACCTCACCACGTACCCATCATGGCCAGTCTTGCTCCTTGAGAAGTATTTGTACTCTTTCTCTTCCTTGCAAGTGTTACAAGCCTTTGTGCCTTCCTTGTGTGGAGGTTTAGGCTTCCAATTGACCCTACGTTGGTAAATCGCAGCGCATTGTCTGCATTGGGAGTTCAGACCGCCTTTGTAGTACGTCTTCACACAATAGTCAGATAATGGCTTAACTTTTTGGCATTTCGTGCATTTCTTCGATTCCATATATTTCTTTTTTACTCCTGGCTTTAGTCTCTCAGCACCTTTGGCAAGTTCTCGCCTACGTGCATTATAACAATCATAGCAGTTCTTATTTGACTTGGCAAGGGGCTTTAATTGTCCGCAGGTTTTACAAGTCATAGGTTTCTTTGTAGTATAAATCAAACATAGGCTTTTCTATCTCGTTTTCTTTACCTCTCCAAAATGAAGCACATTTGTGCATCTGCTCCTTCTCCATTGGCAAATAGACTTCATCAATGATTTCCATCAAGTAGGGCATACATGGTTTATATATGTCATTTATTTTCATTAGTTCTACTAATGCCTGCATTGCCGTCTGAGTTGTTTCCATTTTGGAAATAGCTTGTGACATAGTTATAGTTTTTCTATTTCTTGTTTTACTTGTAACCAATAAGTTAAATACATTGGATGCGGAGTGTAATACTCGCTGCTTGTAGAAGATAGAGTATCATCAAATGTTCCATCTTCTTCTCTGCTTTTAATAATATCATCCACTGCTATTAATGCGCATTGTTTAGCAGATTCTTTAAACATTACATTTGTAACAATACAAGGATTACCCTTCTCGTACCCACATCCTAATGTGGTTATAGTAAGAGCTGCATACTTAGTGACTAACTCTTCTGCTTTTTCTTTAGGTGTCATAATTAACTTAGTTTATAATGTTGCCAACTTTCTAACCCACACATAGCGCACTTAGTAGAACTTGCATTAGAAGGTTTAACAAAGTTATGTAAAGACAATGTTGATACGATACTACCTTGTAGCTCTAAGGTTGATGTAGACGTATTGTCCCAAAGATGTTCAAACGACTCCTCGTATGTAGCCTCGAATATGTCTGGCTTACACGGGTATAACTCACCCTTAACCCCCTTAATAATCCAGTCTAGATTAGAAGCTATATGCTGTCCTTCTAGGGTGGGGATGACTATTGTAAGGTCATACACTGGGAATATTACACCGTGAATGGTGACAAACTGCGGAGGGTTTTTAGTGTCCCATATAATAAACTGTTCGGCCTCAATTATTATAGGCCTCTTTCTATACTTTGCCATAGTTATTTGTTTTTTACATTTTCATAGATGCCACCTAAAACGATAATTATAATTAGCTCTAAAAATATAATAATAAAATGTGCCATAGTTATTTGTTTAGTATTTTATCTCTCATCCATTTTGCGCCTTTGCGTAATGTATTAACATATTCAAACGTACCAAAATTGTATTCTATTTCTAAATCTATCTCTTCATCGGTCAGCAAATAAATGGGTGTAGTCGTCAAAATAAGATATTCAGCAGTCAGTCCCGTTTCTCTGCTTTTTTCAATCATTTGCTTTACTTGTTCTTCTGTGTATAGTTTCATGTTATTTGTTTTTAAAGGTGGCGAAATCGCCATGTTTACCTTTTCGTTGATGTCACCAATATGGTTAAAAGTTGCTCGTCTTTCCGAGCCGTCAAATCAGGACAAGGATTCGAACCTGTAAGTGTTAGATATTTGTTCCAGCCAATTTTACTCTTCGGACTCTATTCTCCAACTCCCGCTCAACTGGGTGCGTCTACCAATGGCTGCGGCCCCAGTTTTTATCCCAGCGCCATGCCAATTCCGCCACCTGACTATTTTTTAAAATATTTTAGCCTCCCCTGTTCCTTTACAACTTGCACACCCATTCCCTGAACAATGAATGCACATTGGTGTGTCGTACTTCTCTTCCTCGTCCCATTCTTCCACGTCTATTGCCGCTTCGATTACATCAATAGCCTTGCCGATTGCTTCCCTCTCTGTCGATAAAATCCTTGTGCTTTTAATTGTTCCTTTTAGATAGAATAATGCGTCTGATAGAGTCATCTCAGTAAGTTTTTAAAAAGTTAATGTCTTCTGCCTTGTCTGCCCAGAATGCGAGGATGCCTTTGTCGTTGATCTGGTTTAGGCGATGCTTTTGCAGGGGAGCAGGCTGCTCACCCTCTCGCTTCACCTCTATGAACACAGTCTTGCCGCTGCGTATCGCCATTAGGTCAGGGATGCCATTTGTGTTGGTCTGGATGAGCTTGACAACCATCCACCCCCATGACTCTAATTTGACGATGATCTGACCTTGGATAAAGGACTCTTTCATCGGATAAGGATTGTTTTTTCAAATATGTTTACTTCAATCTCATCAATTTCCTTCTCGTAACCGGAGCTGCTATGCAAATCAAACTGGGCGAATTGAATATCCCATCCTGTCTTAGCAGATGCGTCAATAACCTCCCATCCGCTTATCTCTCCATCAGGTACAGCTACATGGAATTTCTTCTGCAAATTCATGATGTCATACTCATTTAGGTACTCTTGATTCACCGACCATGTATATTCAAACTGAACACGAGTAGGAGTAAAGGTGATGTCGTTTAGCCTATTTGCAAATGCTGATACTTCCATCTTCCACTCAAGCATTTTATTCTTAAATACTTTGTAGTCAGGTGAACTATCACAATCAATACCAAGATAGTCAGCAAGTCCGCTGATGTAAACTTTAAATACTGGTGTCTTAAATTCTGCAATCATATCGTAAATGTTTAGATGACAATATTACAACACATATATTAAACTACCAAATTAAATTGCAAAATCTTTCTTAAAATGGGATAATGTGTAGTCTTTCTTGTCCATTACTGCTTTGTAAATCTTGTCTTCAATGCCGCCTTCCGCAAATATCCAATAGATTTGTGCGTCCTTAATCCGATTTTTCGTTTGAATTCGTGCGCGAGACTGCCAATAACTCGTTGCAGAAAAGTCAATGTTATAAAATACAAGAGCGTCTGCCGTGCTGAGATTGATCCCTTCCCTGCCTGATACGATTTGAGATATGAATACACCGGACTCTGCCTCGTTGAACGCTTGTGGGTCATCAAATACACTTCCAAACACCCACCTAAGAGCATAAGCCTCTGAGACGAACTTATAAAATATAGCTATCTTCTTGCCTTGGAAGTAGTGCTTTATAAACTCAGCCTTGGTGTAATCAAAAACCTTACCCTCACGATCTGGCTCGTCTACAATAACCGATCCGCTGTAAATCTGATGGAGCTTATTCATCAGCTTAACTGCTGTATCCCCAAGGACTGTCTTGCCTTCCTTATTAGTTACAATCTTATCAATCCGCAGCCTATTAGCGAACTTATAAGTGGACTCTTCCATTTTAACGTGTAAAATATTCTCCTGTACTAACTGCATAAATCCTGCTTCTTGTTGAGTGTATGTAAAAAATAAATGACCTGTGTACTCCTTAATAAGCTTCTCATTGGCATCTGAATAGTCATTGATAGACTTATTGAACACATACTTCTTCCGTAGCTGCACAAAGTCCTTCGCCCATTGGTAGAAGTTTTTATACTCACTAAATGGGGAAAATGAAGATACGGATAGTTGGTGGAATATTTGTGAATAAGACTCAGGAGTTGGCGTTCCCGATAAGTAAATAATAGGTAGTCCTGCACAAATACGCTTCAGCTCCTTCACCCTGACAGATGGGACCGGGAAAGCTCCAAGGCTGTGAGCCTCGTCAATAATCACCAGGTCGTACCCTCTTTTGACGTTATGCAGCTGCTCATAGTTTACTACATGGATAATCTCAGGTCTTGAATCATCTAATATTTGCTGTTCAATGTCCGCAATAGCCTTCTTTTTAGTTACAAATAATATATTCTCCGAACCGAATTTATATGCTGTTGATATGGCTGTAATTGTCTTCCCGGTCCTGACCTCCATAGCCAAGTATGCAATACCCTTAGAACGAAGAAGATTAGCCGCTTTGGTGCTAATCTCCTCCTGATAATCTCGTAATTCAATCATAATTTGTCGTATTTTTCTTCTTGGACTTTAATATCAAACTCCAATATCTGCAATAGATTCTCGTACAATAACTCTACCTGATTAGTAGACAATGCCTTAACTACCTTCTCGATAGTCTCCTCAATGTCGTTTTTGAGATAATTACTTCGCTTAAGTGCATTTTTTGCTGTGGTGAGGTGCAGTAGCCTTAGTTGTATCTCTGCTACCTTCTTTCGGTAAACTGGGTCTACATTTTGCATATTTTGTCGGTATTGCTTTTGAATAATAGCATAGCATCCTTTGCAATAAGCTGCAAGTCCGTCAGTATTGGCTTGATTGTTACTAAAACGATTTAGCTCTAAATATTCCTTACACTTCGGACATAGCTTCATAGATTTAGCTTTTGGCAATGTGGGCATATTGAGCTTTGTTTTACGATGGCGGTTATAGTGTAGTACTTTCTGCAGCACTTACATTTCACCCAGAATGTTTTGATTAATTTCATCTTTTCCGTAGCTTGTTACGTGAATAGTCTCCCCTGATAGTACCTGTTCAGCCACTTCTTCAAGGGTTTGCCTTTGTTGTGGGTTAAGTAGAGCCACCTTCTCCATGATGGACATAAATGCAAATGGGTCAGACTTAAGTTCCATGATCATGGTATCCCTCACTTCTTGTCTGAAATGAGGGTATGTAGCCATGTCATTTAGTATCCAGTTAATCTTACGAGAGTATTCGCCAAACTTTACAGTCCCCCTTGCATACTTGTCATGGCTGCGGACGAAGTCATCCATGAACTCCCTGGCTATCTTTAGGTGGTGAATAGCCGACATGATAGATGAGCCTGTCATAGCTGTTGTTTTAATTTCTCAACGTAAATAATGCTATCCATAAGCTCCTCCTGGAGATGGGTCAGCCAGTCATAGGTACTGAGGTCAGTTCTATCCATCGTAGTGCCGTATTTCTTCTGACCAACCTCTGCCCTGCTTTTAAACTTCTGCATGACTGCAAACAATATCCTATCATTTGCCTCGTCAAATGTTATAAAGTCCGTCATTTTTTATGTTTTAATTGGTAAGATGTCATTTTAGGCTTCACGTCTTCGTTCAATGCGTTCCAAAGCTTTTTAGTAGCAAGGAACATATCATAGTCCTTCCACACCTCATCTATCGGCTTGGTAACAAGCTGCCATCCAATGCCTTGGATAGCTCCGTTCTTTCCGGTGGTGCGAGTCTTTGCGTTCAACCACAGGATAGCTACCTGGTCGTGCTCAACAAATGCTTCATTAGTTAATAATTTTGAATAGGCAGCCAATTGTAGCCAATAAGATGGGTATATGCTATTAGATGTCTTTATATCTAACAAAGTTATTTTACCATATAATTCACAAACCCTATCAACTGTTCCTGCAAAACCAAGTTTGCTACTAACATAATTGCCTTCAATTATAATATGTGATGGGTTATGCGTCACACTAAAGTCAACATACCTTTCGAACATTGCCCACTCAAGCATTTTATACTTTGGAGCGTCATGCCCTATAAATGTCACCTCCTCTCCTGCATCATACAGCTCAGTCAGGTTATGCACGACCGACCCTCTACGACCTGCCTCGTCACGAATGGCATCGGCATCAGAGCCAACGTCCTTAATCCATTTAAAATACGCTGCATCCTTTGGGTATGCCTCTAAGATTGTCGTAACTGATGGCACATAGCCGCCATCTTCTGTCAGGTAGAACCTGTTGTCGAGGAACTCGATGCGTCCCTTGTTGTTGTTGATAATGAAGTTGTTCATATTGTGATGTTTAGTTGGAGATAAAAATTTGCAACTTCTGGATAGTTGCCACCCACCTGTCAGCTTTATTCGTCATGATTGCTCATCGGGTCGAAATATCAAGCTGACTATGTCTGTCCCAACCCAAGTGCGTGGGTTCGAGGGTTACTTACCCGATCCGAATGTCTTAAAAAGGGGTGTCCATATCATCGTCAGGTGTACTTACAGCCTTAGATGATGGCTTACCCCCAAGTTTAGGCAGGATGTTTTGGTTTACATAGTCGAGCAGATAGTCGAGGCGGTCACTATCGTCCCAGGTATCTTTGCCCTTAACTTTAATTTTCTTGAGGTCAGGCAGGTCTTTCGGATTGTCCCTTGTCCAAAAATGCTTCAGACCTTTGCCGTTTTGATTGATGAATATGACTGATGACTTCTTATCGCCCTCTTCAGTATATTTAGGCACGATTGTCATGTCGATGGTTAAATCAGCATTTGGAAGGGTTTTGAGGAAGCTGATAGCGTAACCACCGGAGTAGTTCAAATCAATGAAGTAATTGGTATCACCATCATTGAACGTAAGCGTCCAAAACTTACCGAAGTCGCTGTCCTTTACTTTGATGTCCTGAAGGCGAGCTGTGAGAGAGTCATAAAACTCCTCATGGACAGTCTTGCCATTCTTGTTAACACGAACTACTGATTTCTCTGTAGGATTACTGAACTGACGTACTAACTTACCCTTACTAACCTGCAAGAATACACCTGCTGACTGATTGTTGTTAAGTCCCATTTTACTTCTTTTTTGTTTGTGGTTTAGAAACATTGTCTCCACCGAACAATAGTTCGTATTTGGATATGTATGGTGGAATAAAATCTTGACCCTTGCGATAATTCTCAAGCACGTCCATTATCCTGACGTATGATGACAACATGATGTTGCCTTCCTTCTCAGCTCTAAATATTAATTGTGCTGTCAGACCAGCATGAAAAGCAAGATGCTCACGAGTGAGACCCTTCTCTACCCTTAATCTTCTCAGTTTTTTTCCGATGTAAATTTCTGTTTGCATAACTTGAATGTTTAGACAAATTTAATAACTATAATTTACATAACCTAATATTCACGTTAATATTTTACAAAAAAACCCTGATGTAGAAACACCAGGGTACATCAGAACCAACTAAAACACATCTACAGTTTCTTATACTTGGTCTTACCTTCCTCTCGATAGGCAGCAAGTACCTCTTTTCTATTACCTACATCCTTATAGCTTACATGAACCCAGTCGGGGTTATTGCCATCCCCAAACTCCCAAATGAGCTGATCGAACTCTAAATTATCCTTGATATAATGAAAAACATCAGCATTGGTTATAACGCTGCTTCCATCCATATCGATATCAACTGCCTCACCTGTGCAATGTTGAGAAGTCAATGCTCCTTTAATAGCCTTATTGAGCTTCTCAGACCTGTATCCGGAGCTGATATATATTGGTGTATCGAACTTCGCTCTGATGGGTTCAAACACCATCATAGCTAATCGCTTCATATTCTCAATATGCTCATCAGTTGGTTGATTGCTGATGCCGAGCCTCTTTGCTGATTCAGAGCGAATCATCTCTGCGAGCCTTAAATGTCTTGATAGCTTCATTTTAGTTTAAATAAAAGTAAAAAAAACGCAACAGATGCACCTATCGCCCACATAAACATATTCTTCCACGATTTATTCTCTTTGTTCTTCTCCTTCTCAATCCAAAGCTCCTTCCGGATAACACCAACCATTGATGAATCCACCACAGTAGTCTTGATGCTGTCACGGATTGTCCTTGTCTTGGTGATGGTGTGAAATTTTGTTTCCCAGAACACTACGCTGTCATTAATAACAAGCGTATCCACAAGTACCTCATACATCGTATCGATGGTCTCTATAGTATCTGTGATATAAAGAAAAGAGGTATCGCATTTGCAATACCCCCTTTTGATTACTGTATCCTTAACGATATCGAATTTAGTTTGGTCTTTTAGCACCTTCTTCACTGGGTTGCAGGATGCGAAGAACAGGACGAGTAATATTAACCCACCGAACGCAATAAGCAGTTCCAATTCTGCGGATAGCTTAAATTGCTTCTTCCTCATCCTTGACAAATTTTATACCGGTAACAAAGCCTGATAAGTATGTATGCTCTTCAAGACCATCGGGGTTCACTACCTCAATCATTTTATATTCAAATGGCTTTTCAAGCAATATCTTAATATCAGCATTTAGCTTTTTCATAGCATCCTTAGTAAACGAATATTCACCTTTTTCGTTCATAATCACATTTCCCTTGTCATCGGTGGAGGCATGATCAAGCTTCAAATCACCCAAAGCCTCAGAGTATTCCTCATAGTAGGTCTTGAGTTTCGCATGAATCTTTACGAGTTTCTTCTGTACTTTGGTTTCCTGGCTTCCGACATTCGCAGCCAAAAGCTGCATAGTTTCAATCAAGTTGCGATAGTTCATAATTTCAATGTTTAGACAAATTTAAGAATTAAAACGTTATCCAAGAAGTACCATTGTAATACCTCATATTATTTGCAGATGAATTATAATACATTGTCCCTGCTGCTGCTCCGATAGGATTTGAAGTCCTACCGATGAACCTTACTGCTCCGTTATTAAGAAATACAAACATATCAGCAGGTGCTATTGTATTATCAGGTGCAGTCTGAATAGCTAATTCAGTACCCGCTGAAGTACTATTCCAGTTCTGCGATGCCCTAAACTCTATACCCCCACCCATCTGATAAGTGCTACCTGTGGTTATGCCGTACGCATCAATAATCGCTAATGATTGTCCGCTTGTCGGTACTGCTGAACGCCTCAAAAGGATTGAACCACCTTGCGAATCAGTAGCCGAAAAGTTACCGACAAGGTTTAAACCTGTAACCACCGAAGTAGCACCATTTAAAAGGAAATTAGTACCATCATCAACGATTCTACTATTCCCTACCGCTATACCTGTGCTATCGAACTTTGCTAAGTAGTTTTGAGTACCTGATACGCCTCCTGGTGTTGCAGTTGTGATAATCAATCCACCTGATGTAAAAGCAAGGTAGCCCTGCACAATCCCTGTAAATGATGATGTGGATGTATAAGCACCTAATTTAAGCTGTCCATTATTTGAAACCTTTAACCTTTCCGTCATGCTAACGGATGAACCTATCGCAATAGACTGAGCAGATGCCGTGTACATAAATATGTCTTCACCTGCGACAATGGCTGAACGAGGCAATGGTGTACCTGTTATAAATACTGATGAAAGAAACCCAGTAGCTGATGAAGTGGATGGAGTAACGCCATAACCCATCATTAAGTTACCACCGCTATACATTGTGCCTATATTCCCAAAATGCCCATTGCTGTAATTATCTTGCAGCATTATTGAACCAAGAGTTGCAGATACATTTCCTGCAACCAATTTATTGCTACCAAAGTTAGCCTCACCTCCAACTATACTTAATGGACTATCAATTAAGTTTGTTGATGATGTCCAAATAGGCACAAAGTTAGCCACCCCACTACCACTTAACAATGGTGCAGTAACAAACTCATAAGCTGTATTTGCTACGTTTCTTCTTAATAACTGCCCAGATGTACCTGTTATAGCTGTAACCGCTGATGTGCCATTACCTATAAGAACCCCCGTTAGTGTACTCGCTCCCGTTCCACCCCTACCGACTGCAAGCTGCCCAGTCCAACCGAGAGTAATGCTAACAGGCTGAAGTAATGCTGATGCAGGAGTTCCACTCAATGACATCTGCACATTGGTATCGTTGGTGAATGTCAGTTCTGATCCTGCAATATCTCCACCTTGTAATGTTCTAAACTCATAAGCAGTATTGGCGGTGTTCCTGCGTAGGAACTGCCCTGCCGTTCCTGCTACCGCAGTCATGTTTGCAGTACCATTACCAATAACTACCCCTGTGAGGGTTCCTGCTCCTGTGCCTCCTCTTGCTACCGATAACTGACCTGTCCATCCTGCTGTTAATGTCATTGTACGCAGAAGGGAATTGGTAGTGTTGCCAGATGCAGTTATGAGGATATTGGTATCATTGGAAGTACTTATTGCTGCCCCTGTCACATCAGTACCTGCGATATTCGCCCAAGACATTGTAGTGCCATTGGTTGTGAGGAATCTCCCTGCGTTACCTGTCATTAGCGGAGGGATGCCATACCCTGTCGTAAAGGATAAGGCAAGTGTTCCGCTTGTGGTGATGGGTGAGCCAGTCACAGTAAAGCCTGTTGGAGCGGTTAATGCTACTGATGTAACGCTACCACTACCTGCTCCACTTGTTGGAGTATATGCAATAAGAGATTTGTTTATTCTCATGCAGAAATAAGTACGATGTTAAGCTGTTGTGCTGCCCAATCAATAACCCAAGTGTTAGCATCGGGTTCAGTTGACCACTCTTGATAGTCTTGCCCACCGATTTCTAAAACACCGCTTTGAATCGTTGCGCCTGCATACTCTTTTCCTTCTGCATCAACATTTTTTTCCATCAATGACCATTGCAGATTCGCCACATTGTCTAAACTGTCAAATGATGAATAAATCTGAAAATACTCTGCTGTCTTCGGTGAGCCTGCTACATAGCTGATTGTTATAGGCTGGATTTTGTTTATCATATTGTTTATTTAAAGTAATGTGAATGTTTTTGTTACGCCTCCGATTCTCATTTGTATGTTAGTGCCGTCAAACCATATATCTCCGTCATTAGGTGAAGTTGGTGCTGTGCCTGACCTAATGCGGAGGGATGCATTGCCAGTAGTTGATGCAGTTATGTCAACGTGAGCAGTTGGTGCGTTTACTTTTAATCCGATTAATCCATTAACTACGTTAGCGTTTGCTCCCAAAATCAAAACATCTCCATTTGGATTAAATATCATAGGAACACGATACCCACCACCAACAGTTGACCCTGAACCACTATTATTGACATAAGCACCAACAAATTGGAAAGAACCAATTGTATTTCCGAAAAATGTATCTCTTCGCACACCAAATGCCCAACAATTAATATTTCCAGATGCAACACTGGTATTAATCATTTGAAAGTCTTGAAAATTGCTATTATTTGCAATTGATATTCTTGCACCTACTGCTCCATCTGTCCCAACTATTAAAGGACTACTTACGTCAAAATAACTTGAACTGCCAAATTTAGAAATACCATCATTCCTCACAGTAAACAAATTCGTACTGCTTGAATTCTGCACCGTCAAAGCAGTAGTGGCTGAAGTTGCACCGCTGCCACGAAGGAGGGTGTCGCCTGTAACACCAAAACGAACAGCAGGGTCGGTTGAGCCAAAGCCTATGCCAATGTTCCCTGTGCTATGAATTGCAAACCTATCAATATTCCCTGCTGTTACATCTCTAATTCTAAAAAGAGATGCGTTTGATTGTATTTCGTAGTTATATGAATTTCCTGATATTGAAATTCTTGCATTTGCTGTATCCCCTATATTTATACCTGCTATACCACCAACTGTGGTTATAGTAAAACTTGAGTTGTTGCCGTTAACTTCATAAGTTCCAGATACTGAACCTATAAGTCTTATCCCACCACCTGTTATATCTAATGCTCTACCTCCGAAAGCATCTCTATTTACGCCAATACCACCATTTACTCTTAACAAATTAGATGCTGCATTCCATAAAAAAGTAGAAGACCCACTCACCGCTGAAGACCCTGTCCAATATGTTACCTGACCACTTGCACCACTACCGCTGATGCCTGCTGCGACCGTATATGACCTATCGGCTGACAAATCAAATGTTACCCCATTGATTGTAATTGTGCGTGAGGTTGGAACAGGAGTGAAACCTAAAGCCGTTGCTATTGTTTTGTTCTTCCAAAGTGAAGTACTTGATTCGTAGATTAAAGCCTCATTATTGGCAGGACTGACGATATCCACGTCATGCAGCTCTTCAAGCTCCCACCCGTTCATGACCTTCACATAAATCTTGCCATTGTTCTGATGAGCATACTCAACGTAGCCAATGACTACAATATGCCCTGCACCCGTTGGCTTTACATTGGTTATTGCTCCTGCCGTAGTTGGAGATAAATAAAGCACATCACCATCAACCCAAGTTTCGCCTTGTAAGCTACCTGTTGTATTAATGTTTTCTAACTGCCCAACTGTAATAATAAATCCCTCTTGATTGGTTGGTATAGTTTCCGTAACAAGACCTATTGTATCGGCACTATTAGCATCATTATTCGCTTGAGCCAATGCCACAGCTAATCTCTGACCCTGTGCGCCACTTACCCTTACCGCTTGATAGGCTGCTTTTGTCAAAGTAGTGTTCGGTGTAACTTTATTTACAATCCTTGCAACTAAATCAACGCCATTCTTTAAAACAACGCTACCGCCTTTTAAAGTCGTTTCTGAAGAACCGATAGTATCATTCCACCTTGTAGTACCTACCGCAGCAGTACCCGTTGGTGTTGTGTCAAGCGTTAACTGACCTGCTTTTAATTCGTATTCGCCTAAGTCAACATTAGTAGTTGCGCCTGTGTATGGTACTTTTAAGTTCAATGCGTTCTGAAGGTCTGTCTGATTTGATAGTGTTCCGGTGATGCTGCCCCATACCGCTGAAGTGCCACCTGGCTGCTCAAAGCTTATCTCAACGTACACAGGAGTCTCAGTAGTACTCATGTACACATCAGTCACATTATATGTTATTTCTATGAGCATAGTTAGCTTGTTATTTGGTCTTCAACGATAATATATCCGTTAAGATAGGTCTGAGTGCCACCGGCATTAGTCACCTGCAAGTCGTAAGCGAACTCACCAACATTATATGTTGCAGTAGTGATAGCAGACAAAGTGATGATACGCTCATTAGTCGTAGCACCTTGCACGAACAAAGAGTTATCCCAAGTCCATTGCGTCACCCCTGCTGCGTTCTTAGCCATCAGCTTGAATACATAGGTCGATACGTTGATCGGAGTGGTCTTGCATGAGTCCTCCCAGAACTTAAAATCTATTGACCAGGTATCGCCTCTACGAATGGGTTTGAGATTAATCTTGCTCATAATCTGTCTGCTTTATCTTTTAGCTCTAACTTTATGTCCTGTAGCGCATCGAATATCTTACCCAATTTCTCACCAATCTCGTCTTCCTTCTTTTCAAGGGTGCGGACACGAAGGTCAAGCTCTCTAAGCTTAATCTTCATGTCCGTGAACATCTTAGACAATGCTCCTATAAACACGATGGACTGTATCACTATTGTCACTAAGATACCCTGATCCATTACTTTTCTACTTTAGCGTCAGAAGCAAAGATACCTACTAAAAACATACCGATGCCTGCGAGAATCATCTTCCAATCGCCTGCCTCTGCACCCTCCCAAATAACAGGAAGACCTGCAACTGCACCGAATAAACTTGTCTTAACGTTGTCAACGAATTGTTTCATATACTTTGATTTAAATAGCTATATAAGCAGCGACTACGCTCACACCATTCAAACTCGTCCCGAGATTTATTACCGGCCCTGCGGTAACTGTATAATTATAATACCACTTGCCTCTATATCCTACCGCCACTAATTTATGAGTAGATGTGCTTCTACCTGGGATTGTGCCTCCGCTAACAGTATAAGTGTCAACAATTGTAAGCTCAGTAATAGCACCATTACCTTGCAGAGTAAATGAATATGCAGCGTGTTGCCCAACAGTAGATGTCAATGACAAATCTTGGAATATACATCCAAATTTATATAATTTGTAGTTATTCTGAGCATCAATAAAATCTATATAAGCAACAAAGCTGTCTGTAGAGCCTACTATTGTGGAATCTGTACCCTCTATAAATGCGTCAAAGAAGGTTATAGGTAGCATATTACTTTCTACCAATTTTATAAGTCCGTCCCCTGTAACAGAGAAAGTAGTCTTATTTTTTATAAAAGACCGGAAGGCAACTGATGTGCTTGTCTTTGGCGCAAGCTCAAAAAAGTCCCTCGATATATTCAGATTTACACTTTTAGCACAGGCAAAGGGATATATATTACCACTTGAATCGGTGGCTGCTATTACTAAACCTTCTGCTCTTACAACGTCTGCCATTATTCGTATAAATATTTATCCCTATAAGAATCGTAATTTAAAGCATTTGGTATTGAGTATGAACTAATCTGAAAACTACCACCAGTATGCTGTAAAGATACGATAGAACTTGAATAGGTTATTTGAAAATAATCATTAGGATTTATTGTGATACTCCCTACTGGAGATAAGTTCATTGTTAATGGGAATGGATTAGCATTCACAGTTAAATTTTGCGTCCTTATAATTGTACCATTTTGATACAAGTTAAATGTCACGGTAATTGGTGTTGAAGTGGTAGATATTATGCTTCCTGCAAGTGAAACCACTATTGGAGTAGTTAAGGCTATTGGGCCTTTATAATAAATCTTATCATCACCTGTACTTACAAAATCTGCGTTAGACGAGGTATTAAAAGGAACAGTTGTCCTTCCAGTATATGTACCTGTTCTAACGCCAATATTTAGTGATTTAGTTGCAGCAGCAGCTCCATCTTTTGCATTATCCCACATTTCTTCCAATGTTAATGACATTGTTGCTGCCGCATAGTCTATCTCTCTTATGTTAGATATGTAATAAACCTTATTCGGATCATCATTTGTAAAAACAAATGTATTTAAGAATGAAACAGACCTGCTTGTCCCTCCATCATCCCATTTAACTCCATATAAGTTCAAGTCTATCTTATTCCTATCGTATCTATTATGTGACCATCTTGCGATGGCATTTTGCTTTCTAAAGCTATGCCTTTCTGTTGAGTACCTAAACCTATACCAATTGTCATCGGCAATAGTCACGTCATCATTTTCGAATAAAGCACCTTTATTAACAGGAGATGCAGTAGAGTCAAATATTATTGTATCATTAAAGTCAAACCTAAGAGCAGTTGACTTTTCAAAAATAGACTGAACACCTGTAAGCTGAACCTCAGTTGTATCAAATTGGTTAGCTATATCAATCTTCAGATTCTTAAAATGTCTTTGCTGTCCACTTACATTAGGGTCTTCTGGACATACTAAATAAATATATAAATACCCTGATTCTGGCATTGGAGATGACTCAACTTCCAATGTATTCCACTCCAATGGCAACACTTTTTTACTTGTACTATACTCTAAATCAACTACAAAAGTAGATGAAGGAGATAATTCCCATACACCTTGTTCTATAAGAGTATAATTATTTGTTGCTCCATCAAGATATACCCACATAGTTGGCACATCCCTATCCCCTCCTGGCAGACTAAAATCAAATAGAAATCTTGTATCTACTGATATTTTAATCCTTTGCCCAAAAGAAACAGCAATTGGAACAGCTTTTAATGCGTAATTTTTTCTACCTGTTACCGCAGTTGTTTGTGGTATAATTATATAATTATCAGATAATGGCCCAACATTACTTGTAAATGTTTCTCTTCTTGATGCAGTAACACCGCTAACTGTTGTATTTGTGATAAAATCGCCTTCTACAAGAGTAAAGCTATCTACAGAATAATCTTTAAAAGTAGGGTATACATTTTGTAATGTTCCCCTTGAAAAAGATGAATTTTTGACTACCTCTTCGTAATTACTATAGTTGTACTGAATTGTATTGTTCTTAACCTGTCTTTTTATAAACCTCAACATATCCGGAGATATTGGCTTCAAAGTCTGGTTAACACCTATTTGCACGTCATATCTTCTGCTAAGATTTATAATCGTAGCACCATTAACGCTAACTCCCCTTAAATTAGTTGTTGTTGGAGCATATAAATCCTCCAACCTTAACATCACAATGCCATTATAATATTGAAATACAGTCTGATTAAATGCGTTGTTTATATTTTCAATTACCTTATAGCAATCGTTAAATAGTGTTGGTGTCTCCTCAAAAGTTCTACTGTCTATTTTTGTTTGTACCAGACAAGTCTGAGGCAATGTTGATGACATCGAATCATGGTACAAGTTATTTATAATAGTATAAATAGTAAGGTCAAAAGGTATTTCCTGCATGGCGAAAGCCAAATATTGGAATGGCGTATACATTCCATTTAAAGCTGATCCATTATTAGATAGCTTTATATTCTTTAGAACACCAAACCCGTCAGTAGCACTTACTCTCAATATATGATTCCCATCAAACCAAACTTCTTCAAACTCCGTCTGCAATACATACCCCTTCCAAAAAGAAGTAGTCATGTCTATAAAAAAGAATCTTAACTCTATATCTGTATCTGCATTAGCCAAGAATCCATCTGAACTAATTGTAGATGAGCTTGCTATTATCTCTACATCAGCCTTTAAAGCACGGATTGGCTTAAATACGTCCTCATCGTTATTGAACTCCGTCAAAACAAAAGGACGAGATGTACCTATTAAATTTGTTATATCACCAACGTAACCTTCTACAAAAAATGATACTCTGCATTGATCACCTTGGTGAGTATAAAAATCAAGTCTATATTTTTCTGCTTTAGCCAACTCTATTGATTGTTGTGTTTGTTCTATTTATTGCTCCAACTAAGTCGCTACCCCTCAAAGCTACAACAACCTGCCCACTCATTGTCATATCAGCACCTCTAATACCTCCAAAATTAGCAGCACCTAACGCATCACCATCACTTATAATCCTGCCTATTGGATTAGGAGTTAATTTTTTGAAACCAAGTGAATTAATGACATCACCTAATACAGCCTTCCCTAATCCTGCGGTACCTCCGCTTATTAAATTAGCCAGTAGTGAAATTATACCTGTTGTAATTATTTTAGCTACTATTTGATTAATTGATTGTAAAATAGCCTTAGTAAACTCTTGGAATGCACTTTTACTATTAGAAACTAAATCAGTAAATAAGTTCTGCAAAGGACTAAAGAATGTATCAGAAAGCAATTCTGTCGTTGCCTTTAAGTTAGCCGCCTTCTTTAATTTCTCAAATTCAGCAATAGCTAATTTTATATTATTTAATGTACGCAATGGATCAACAGAAGGGAATGTTACAGGTATTTGTATTGCTCCAGCAGTCCTTGAAACTTCTTTTTGAGCTTCCTTTATCCTTTTTTTAAGTATTTCAGATGTATCTCTATTGGCTAACGCCTGTAAATCAAATTGGACTTGAGTAGATACCCTTAATGTTCTTTCTTTTTGCCTTGCTTCAATAGCTTTTAACTCAGCAGCAGCCTTTTTTTCAAGTGCTTCCTTTTCTTTCTTTAATGCTGCTGCTCTCTCAAGTGCTTTCTTTTTTAACTCTTCAGCTGCCTTTGCTTCTGCTTCATCTTGTTTCTGCTTCTTTTTCCCTGCCTCAACAATTGCTAATATCTGCCCATCTACAGCACTTAACTCAGCTTGTATTTCTTCAAGCTTGGTTTTATAAAATTGAGTTGATTTTGCACCATTACTTACACTCTGTGAGAAGTCTTGCAGTCCAGCTGTACCTGCGTTAAAACCTTTTAGAACAGCTCCGAGTTCAGATGTCAAAGCGTCTAAAAATGTTTGATTTTGTAATTTAGTAAAATTCCTAAATGACTTTTCAGCTTCTTCTGCTATTAGCTTTTCAAGAGTCGCTCTTTGTCCATTAAGCTTAATCTGAGCTGTGATTAATTCGAGCCTTTTAGCTAACTCTGTATTTAACTCACCTGTCTTTAATTTCTCTTGATCAAGTAATGTAAGAAAACCTGGGTATTTTTTATTAAGTTCATCATATGCGCCATTCCTTGCATCAAGTGATAACTTATTATTTGTTAAAACACCTGTCAATGTTTTAAGAACAGTAATCTCACCCTCTGCACTACCTACGCTACTGGCACTTGCAGCCCCAAGTTCTACGTTTAAATCCCTTTGTGTTTTAGTCAAATTAAGCACCTCAGTAATTGCAGTACTTAATGAGCCATATTTCTGCACTAAAACTGTCAAACCTGATACTACTGAAGCAATTGCAAAAGATATACCTACTGGGCCTGTCAATACTGCCCCAAGTTCTTTTAAAGCTCCTTTAAATCCTCCAGATTGATTTTTTAGCTGACCAAATGATTCAGCTAATGCAGGGATATTATTTTGAATGGCTATAAATCCGAATGGTAAGTCTTGAGCAATAAGAGATAAACTCGTTAATGCTCTACCTGCTTGAGTAGAATTTGAAGTAATCTTACCATCCTTATCAAATGATGTTGAATTAGCTTTTACTAATCGTGTATTAAGGCCGTCTAATTCCTTATTAATTGTAGCTAAACCTTGCTTATCATCTATATCTAACAGTACCTTCTGCCTATTTAGCTCGTCTATTTTATTCTTAATTCCTTGTATTGAGTTCTCAAGTACAGGAGTTATCGGCTCAACGGGTATCTCTATGCCTTGCTTTTCTAATACACTTAACTTATTCTTTAAATCTTGCAGCTTTATATTAGCGTTGGTTAAGTTTACGCCAATAGCTATTTGCTTCTCCTTAATTACTTCAGATATCTGATTCTTGATATCGGCAATAGACCCAGGTGGAGGAGGTTCAATGACAATAGGTACAGGAATAGGTATCTCTATACCTGCTGACTTTATCTCTTTTATTATAGATACCGTATCTAAAAGCCTCTTATTAAGCTGCTCTTGCTCCGCTCTGTTTGTTGTAACACGGAGTTCTCCCTCTAATTGTTTCTTTAATTGCTCATAAAAACCAAGAGACCCTTCGGCAAACTTTCCAAACTCTGTGATTTGCTTAATAGATGTTTCTATACCGTTAATCTTAAAATTAAGATCAGGTATAGCAGCTCCGGTAGCAGTCTTTAAGTCTTCCTTAAAGCCTTCTAATCTCTTTTGTAAATCGGCAAGAGTCTCCTTAAACTGTGAAGCATCACCAAGTATCGATATTCTTAAAGCTCCATCAGACATTACTTAGTCGTTTAAAGATTTCTCTATACTCCTCATCGTTAATTTGATTCGGGTTCTCATCACCTGGCAACTGCCACAATGCCTCCGGTGTCTTGGGTGCAGACTTTGGGTCTCCCATTAACCTCACCATTGTGAACATGAGCAGGCGTGTTTGCTTATATGAGTCCACTTTCTTTTCCTGATGACCTCTAATCATCAAGCTGAAGTGCCTTGGACTCATGTTGTAGAAATCTCGTGGGAGTAGCATCAATTCACCGAAGGCGAATGACTCTATTTCTTCCCACGAGAAGTCTTTTTTTTTGGCTCTTCATCCTTATTTTGAGTCTGCTTGATAAAGTCGCTTTCACTCCACACCTTGATGACCTCAGTCAGCTCTTTCATAAACTCATCGTTATTGAGATTGCTCTCCACGAAGTCTACTACATCCTCAAAAGTCATCTCCACAGGCGTATCCTTAACCAAACAATTGTTGTAATAACCGCTGTAAATAAGATGGGATACCCCAATCTCATTCAACTCACCATTATTAAAACTAATACCATCAACAAATTTTTCTGAAATGTAACGGAAAGAAGCCATCCCAAATTTGAGACCTACCTTCCGATTACCAATAGTAATCGCAATATAATTCATAATCTAAGTATTAAACAATAATATCGAGCGCACCAGAAGACTGGATAGTTCCTGAGAAGTTCATAAACTCAGCAGAAGCTTGGTTCAATGTCAAATCAGTAATGTAACCAGCGAACTGATGGTAGTAGTATGCACCTGCACTTGAGCCAGATACTACTGGGTTTTGTACCTGTACGGTAACAAGAGTCTTATTAACCATTGCATTCAACAGCTCCTTGTAAGATACAGATGGAGTTGGAAGAGATGCAGCGATTGTTTCACAGATAGCATCAAAATCGAGTGACATCTGAGGCTCAGAAGGAGAGGTCAGAACACCGCAGTTTGTTTGATCTGTGGTAGAGTCCATTGTAGTATTAACTGAGGAAGTCCTCAAACACACCAATGGTTTGTAAGAAGTACCGCCTGCGACATCTATGCCGACTTGTTGGGCAGAACCGAGGATTTGTGCCATTTTGCTTTATTTTTGATTTACTAAATTACTGATTGTTATTATCTTTCTTGCTATAAAGTTTTGTCCGGACTCCAAAGGCAGATA